TTACGGTTTCAGAGGCACAGTTCGTCCCCGGAACGTGTACAAAGGTCGCAAGGATCGGAGAGCCGCTACCGGGTGCGAAGAGCGAACTAGAGAAGCCGGTCAGGTTCTCCCCATCGAACCCTGCATAGTTTCCGTTGTTCGCCGTCGTGATGTTGGCGAAGTACACCAGGCCGTTGTTGTCCGCGCCGATGTCTGCATTGCGCAGCGAGATACCAACTAAACCACCATCGGCTAGCGTTGTGTTTACGTTAAAGATGCTTACGTTAGCGGGGCCGGAAGTTGTACCGAAGCCTTCCGAGGTCAACCCGTCAAAGTTGATTTGGTCTACTTGGCCACCGCCGCTTGTGGTCTGGCCGATGCAAATGGTGTGGTTGCGGAGGAAGCTGTGATCGAGCCATATCCAACGAGTAGCGCCTTGGGCGCTGGGACCGCATAGGTTAATCGCTTGACCGTAGCCATCGGCAAGAAAGGTGTTGTGGCTTCCGTAGGTACCAAAGCCCTCCGAACGATGAAAGGGTGAACCAACTCCTGCGATTTCAGTTTGAAAGGTATTATAATCGTACTCGTTGTTCGCTCCGCCCGTGCCGTCAATAACGCAGTCCCCAGCGCAATTGCTGATGTTGACGTTTTGGATTAGTGCAGAGTTGGTGCCATAGAGGTTCAGCACAGGTGACACCAAGGTCCCATTTAGATAGGACTCTGGGGCGATAGCACCCTGGCCTGGCGTGTTCACGCCCGTAGTACCAATAAGCTGATACTGCGATGGCCAAACCACTGGGGTGTAGGTGTTCATTTGGCCGACGAACTGAAGTTTAATCATCCCACCGATATAAGAACCACCACCATTGATCGCGGGTAGCGCTAGGTTGACGAACTGATAGGTGCCCTGGGGCAGATAGACAGTGCCGCCCGTGGCGCCAAGCACGCCCGGATTAGCCGTTCGCGCAGCATTAGCGGCGGCAACGATTGCCGCTGAGTCATCATGGATCACGGTGCCTGTTGATACGTTAGCTTGCGCGTTGGCCGCGAGACCAAGCGTCGTTGTACCACCACCGCTAATAATAGATGTTACTAAGGCCTGTCGCCAAGCCGACGCTGGCGGCGTCATCGGGAAGAATGAAGTACAACCCGGCGCGCTCCCAATATCGGGAAAGACTGCGGTGCTCTCTGGGGTCCAGTCAGTTGGGTTCGAAGCTGGTGTGTTCCCTATGTTTGAGTTGATTAGCGAGGTCCAGGCAATCCCTCCAGAGGAAACCTGTGTCCCTCGTGAATAAGAAGTACCCGCGTTATACGCGGCTGGGTTGGAGCTTGACCAAACCGGAACCATCATTCCGTAAGGCACGTTGTCGCGGTATACGCAAAACTGCGAAGTCGCGGGCTCGGCGATCGGCATAGGTAACGTAATGAGCACCTGGTTCGCATAGGTCAGCGTCGCGTTCGCTGTGGTAACTGTAATCGCGCTACTAGCAGCGCTACCACCAGCGAGGCTGTCAGACCGTACAAGTTTATAAGTATGTGTCGTCGAGCCGGTTGTTCCAATAACAGTTGCGAATCCGCCGGTTGGCGTTGCCGCGCTCGACGTCGCACCCGCGCCGAATACGGCGATTCCCTGCCCGTTCTTGAAGTCCCCTACTGAGGCAATGGTTAGAGCCGCTGTCCCTGATAGCATATTCCCGGTCGTAGTTACCGCGCTACCTGAACACCCATAAGCTGGGTTCGTGCAATCAAACATCGGGTTAGGCCCAAGAAACGGTGGCCCACCAGCGCTCACAAAGGCCGTCCAAAAGGTCGCGTTGGTCGGGAGATTGTTTAGGTTGCCATTGGACTTGGAAATATAAAGCGCACCTAAATAGGATACGATTGCCCCTGACGCATAAGTCGTTGTCCCGGACCAAGCGCCTGCGCTGCCGCTGGTTGTATTAGAGAGCGAGTTGATAAGAATATTCGGGTACTGTGTCGTGACCACGCCCGCCCCGGAGATTTCCTCTTCGTAAGCACCTGGCGCGGCATAGTACGTATAGTTCCCATTGTTATCTACGGGAACATTTCCTTGCGGTAGAATCTCTATGGTCAGCGCAGAGTCTAGATAAACATGCGCAAGCGGCGTACAAGGCTGTCCGGTCGCGGGCATCGTACAGACTCGTACGTTACCGCCTGGCGTAGGTCTTAAGTAATTCCCAACCTGCGAAAGCGCGAGCCCATAACGGACTCCGCTATCCGCCCAAAGGGGGGCCGACAATAGGCACAGCAGGGGCAAAATCACTAATTGTCTAAGCTTGAACATTGTCGGCTCCAGAGGTTAGGCTTTGGCTGTCGGGGATGTTGAAACGCGCGCCGCAAAGACGGCTGCGCCAGCGATGCTCGTAGCGATGTGCGGGTGCGAGCCCACGAACGCGATAACAGCAGTTCCGAAATTAGCCCAGAACCAGACGCCTGCGGTCACGACTTCGGGCCAGAACTTTTTGATTTTAACCATGTTATTTCTCCTTGAGGTTTTGTGCTTCGAGCCAAACTATGTAATCGGCGCGCCACTGGTCATGAAGGATTGCACCTTCGCAATGCCCTGGGAAGCAGAAGTTCAGAGCGCCCGCGAGCACCTTACCCCAGAGCTTTCCGGCTTTAGCCGCGCGACCAGAGCGGGCTGAAAGCGTTTCGTCACTTTGACCGTAGAGAAGCACGTTACAAAGCACGTCGAACGCGATCGCTACGCGGGTTAGATACGAGCCCATGTTAGGCCTTAGGAGCTAACGCTGCTTTGAGCGTGGTGTAGAGTTGGTCATTAGCGCTATCCATAGCTTGGCCAGCGGCGAGAATTTGCGCATCGGTGAGAGAACCCGAAGCGCGCACCGTAGCGATCACATTAAGGATCGCGTTAAGCGCGGCGAGCGACTCGGCGATAATTGTTGCTGGGTCCATTAGTTACCTCCAAACGCGGCGATCACGCCCTGTACGCCTGTAACGATGCCGTTGGCGATGATGCTTACATCGTTGAGTCCGGTGGGGTCAGCGACGTGCAAGAGGGCTTCCTCTTGTGGGCTAGTGAGCGTGGTCACGAAGGCCTGCGCACAAGCTGTATAACCACCGGCAGTGTTGTTGTTGTGTACGGTTATTGTGCAGACCAAGAAAGTTTCGTTGGCTTTGTTCGCGGCCTCAAGATAGTCAAGTACATTAGACTCTTCTTGTGGGGTGAGCGCACCATTAGCGCGGAACGTATCGACCGTCTTCATGGAGCTTGCAAGTCCGGCCGAGATGTTATTATGTGCCCTAAGTGCGGCCCCGTAGTTATCGGCACACCCTATACACACCAAAAGCCCCAACAGCGGGACCAAGATCAATCGTTTCATCGTTACTCCTTAGCTACAATCTCGTCTCAGCCAGCCCAGCAAGAAGGTTGCTTGCTTGGGTTCGGCTATGCAGATTAAACTGTGCCTAGCGGCCGCCCTCGCGCGAAGCTCGTTGAGAAGCGTCGCCGGAGGCGTGTTGTTGACTGCGTGCTCTGTGCTTGGCCCCCAGAGGCCATCAGCTGGTTGGTTTAGAGCGTGCTGGGCGATCTTAATAGCGGTGCCTTGGCCTAGGTTTACACTCATGTCGAGTAGCTTATTAGCTACATCCTGGTTCAGGACATTTGAGAACTTCCAATAATCCCGTAAGAGGATTGCCTGTGCTTCAACTTGAGTGAGGTTCTTTATATCCAGAGTCGGATAAATCCGCTTGGATATACCATAGTTCGTCTCGCCACCAGGGTCAGCCGGGTTATTGCTATACCCACCCTCATGCTGGAATATAACAGCAACGGCGAGATCGAAGTTCGCCACTAGGTGCTCCGAATAAAGGTTACGCCCTGATTACCGCTCGGCGATTCCTGGATACTCTTTACGTCTGGCGAGCCCTGTAGGATACGCCGATCAGCCTTTTCGGCGGTCTTGATGATGCGCCGAAGCTCGTCTGCGACCTCGGGCGGTACGAAGTACCGATTGCCCCGCTCAAACTTGAGATCATTGATGCTGGCCGCTTGATGCGGCTTATCGAACACATCAACCTCCGGGAACGTCACCCACTCCCATTTGGACTTATCCTGGGTCACCGGGTGATTCGGCTTGCCAGTTTTATCTACGTCCTTTTCTTTCCAGCTTACTGTGATGTCTGCCAATTCAGGTCTCCTTGTGAGAGATGAAGGGGCCGTGCGTAACGGCCCCTTCTAGGTTAGTTAGTTATTGCTTGAGTTCTGTCCAGCGCTACGCACGCGCCGAATCCAGGTTTGGTTGGTTATAATCGACTTGAAAGCGAACTTCCAGCCGATCTTGCGGCTCTGTTGCAACGGGTCGGTCTGTCCGCCAGGAGCCACGATATAGGTCCGCAGGTTCTGCAAGTCCGAAACCTGATAAGCCCAGCGCGCGAGCGCGAAGCTAGAATAGACCTTGTTGGCTTGGCCAGCGGTAGACTGACTGGTCGCGGCGAAAGCCGGAGAGTTGGTCCGCACGATGCGGAATCCAGACAACTCACCGATCTCACCTTTCCAGATTTTCTCCGGAGCCCGGAGTTGCGCAGCCGCCTTGAAGTCAGGATCACGCAGCAAACCTGCGTAGACCTGCGGCGCCGTGACAAAGACGTAGTCCCCATTTTCATAGGGCCGTCCGCCGTTATCCTGGAGTGTGGCTTCAAGTTCGACCAGGTCCGTATATTGGACCAAGTCCGTCGCAAACAGACTGGTGTCACCAGCGCGACCGTTAGGCCGATAGTTGTTGGTCGCGGCGTCCAACACGTTAAAGATTAACTGGTCATAGGTTTCCGCTGCGTGCAACCCTTCGAGGTACACAGTACGCTCGACGACCATGTGCTTCGCGGTAAGTTCCGCGAGATCAGAAATACGAACCAAGAAACCATATTGCTCTGCGACGGCTTCAAATTGGTTCATCGTAATACCGTTTGCGTCCGGAGGCACACCCTCAGTTAACTGGGCGGGCACAGACGACACGGTAAATTTCTCTTCGCGGACGAAGTGGATCGTCTTTGAAGAGTTCGAGGGAATCGGTTGCTTGTCCGCGAATTGATCGAGGATAGTTACCAGTTCCGCGACTTCCAGCATCTTGGCTGCGAAGTACGTCTGCAAGTCAGCGGCGACTGAGCCGACGTTGCCAGCAGTTCCCGAAGTTACCGTTACGATGTCCAAACCGAAACCGGCGAGAACGAATACGATGTTTTTAATGAAACTCATATAAGCCTCGTCAGAAGGCCTGTTTTCCTATAAGGGGCGGTTCCCGAAGTTCTTCTCGAATTCAGCGATGTACGCTTTGCGTGCCGACGAATCCGTAAAGACTGATGTCCCCGAGGTTACAATTGGCTCCGGAGGCACCGAGGTACTAGGCACATTAGTGGGTCTAACAGGCGTTGGATTAGGTGTGGCAGGTTGAACCTGCTTCAAAAGTTCGGGCAATTTACGCCCTTGGTTAACCAAGTATGCCACCTTTAGCAACTGGGGTAACCGGGTATGATAGCGTATGTCGCCTTCGGCGGTCTCAATAGCTTCTTTGAGATCAGGTACGGTGTCGAGAGTTGCTTTGTAGTCAGTGCTTCCGTAGAAGTTGCTGAACTCGGGGATTTCGGCTTTTACTTTACTAAAAGCCTGTTCCCGAGAGACGCTGGTTATAGCCGGGGCTAACGGCTGAAACACGTCCATGACGAACTTGCTTTGAACATCCGCAAGCTCCCTTGGATTGTGCGCGCCCTTCAAAGCATCTGTGTAACTATCAGGATCGGTCATGTAGTTCTTGTTGCCTTGTGGGCCAACGGCGGCTACAGGTCGTTCTGATAGAGGGTCTATACCTGTTGCGAGTGCGATACGCTGTCTTAATTGCTCGATTACAGCATCCTTTTGAGCGATGCCCTGCTCTGCCGCTTCGCGCGTGTTATAGACTGTTCCAGTCGAGGCCTTGAGATAAGGCTCGTTCGGAGCAATCGGTGGCGCTTGTGGCGTCACGGGCACGGACTCTGCGACAACCGGGGGTGTTACGGGCGCTTGTGGCGCGGGCGCTGGGTCTGCCGGAAACAGCTCGTCCAACGCGTTCTGCGATATTGCAAAGGCTTCTGACATGAGGCTCCTTGTGGGAGTGGGTTAGCGCTTGTGGCGCGTTATAAACTTGAGTTACTGCCTACGCGTTCGATCAATCGATCGACCTCCTCGAACGCTTTGAGTTCTTCTTCCTCTGGGGTCATCGTGGGCTTGGCTGGCGCCTGCGTGAGGCGCCCTAGCTCGGCTTCGAGCCATCCAGTCCAATAGACTCCTTGTTGCAAAAAGCTGACTTCGTCTAAGGTTTTGTGGCGTGTGCCTTCAAGTCGGCCCTTGACCATGTTGCGCTGGACACGCAGCCGATCTAAGAGGTACTTGAAAAACGGGTTCGTTTGGAGTGCCGAGAGTCCCTCACGCAGGTCGTTCCCTTCGACATGTGGGATAGTCCGGGGTTTCTCGACTTCGACGATTCTATACTCAACCCTCTTGAATAAGCTTATCAAGCTCGGGCCTCGAATACTTTTCGCGCAATCTATTCAACTCAGCACGCAACCACGTAATTTGCATTATCAAATCACGTTCTCTCTGTTCGGTCATTCAGACCCTCCTTGGTTCATTAGCCCTCCTAGGCCTAGCGCGTTCGCGCCATTACCCTGTGCAATGCTGCGTTGCGCGCCTGTCGCGTCTGATCCTGGTATACGCCCCTCGGGCTGTCGGGTCGCTGGTCGACCCTCTTTAGCTTTTGGGCCTGGGGGTCCGCCTGGGGCGACTAAATCGCCAGCTGCGACAAGCATCTCCTCGACGACCTCTTGGACTTCCTTAGCGTGTGAGGTCACTGAGTTGGGTTCGGCTTTACCAGCCTCCGCCACGAGCATCTTGGACTCGGTGTCGAGAATCTTCTCTAACAAGACATTTTGCTGTTGCGCGGCCATGGCTTGTTGTTGTTCTTGCATTACTTGTTGGTCTGGCTTTACGAGCCGCGCACAATTGGGTATTTCCATGGTCTTGCCGATTTCACGCAAGAACTCACCCTGGTTCGCATACGGCGTCTGGCTCGCTAGTTGATAAAAGGCCATCATATTGCGCTGGCGCAGGACCTTGTTCGTCGCGTAGTTCGCGCCTACAAAGTCAAAGCTATAATTCCCAATAATACTCGCGATGGGGATGCGCCCGACCTTGGGGATATTCGGCATCTGCTGCGTCATCTCATACTCAACGTAATCCCCACAGAACTGTTGGATGTTACTCGCGCATATCTCAAGCATCGGCTGGAGGATGTCGCGCTCGAAGTTCCGAATGAACATTTTGAACAGGAAATTCGACTCAGTCATTACCTGACCAATGCCGGTGCTTGTGCGATTTCCGCTGGCTCCGCCAACACCTTTGTTATAAAAGTCGCTGATGCCACCACCCAACTCGATCATCTGTTTGATTACTTGAAGGATCGTGTAGTCCGCCGGAGTCGGGGTCATAATCGGCAACGGAAAGATCACATCATTTGGGTTGCCGTTAACCATAACCTTGCCACCAGGCACGTTAAACTGATTCAAGGCGTTGTGGTCGATGTCTGCGTTCGAATCGACTGCGTATCGGCGATTGATACCGAGGTTCCAATTGTCCGTTACCATGTTCACAAGCTTGTTTAGGGTCTCAGACAGGTCACTAATGGACTCCACAACGCCTATACCGTAGATTTCTCCGGTGAGATGTATATAACTTGAATGGAGAATGGGGGCTCTTTTGTGAAGAAAAGGATTCGGTCCATATTGCAGGAGGATGGGTTGCCCGGCAAAAACACGACGTTTGTAGCTAGAATAGTTTGCGTTGCGGTAGCTATAGCGGAGGTCTTTCCAGGCGATGGCATCGTTGTCCTCGCTAAAGGTAATCAGCGTGACTGTGTTATGTGTTTCGTCCCAGAACTCGCCCATGCGGATTAGGATACTATCGTAATCCTTTTCATCGGTCTCGATAGTGGCGTTACGAACCTTCTCCTCCAGGTCGTCGATGGCGCCAGGCAAAAAGAACTCAGGATGCTGTGTGAACTCACGCTTGAGTTGCGCGAAGGTCTTCTCCATTAGGTGACAGACCTGTCCGCCGTCGGGGTCAATAATCAAATCGAACACGTCTATCGGGATAAGCTTGGGTCGGTTGCGCGGAATGTTCTTTGTAATAACCTGTGTGCCAACTTGGATCGGACCACCAGTCATTGGGTTCATAATGGGCATAAGCGACGGCTGTCCCATTTGATCTAATAGCGGTTGCCCTGTGATTTGGTCAATCATAGGCTGCATCGCGTAGATCGGTTCGGGGGCGGTTACTGTGTCGTAGTCCCAATCCCAGTCGACTTTGATCCCGGCGTGCCCATAGATTGCCTCATTGCGAACCTGCATCTCGATGGCTTTTTGCCAATTCGCCCTATGCAAGCCTGTTAAGAGCGCCAGCTGCATGTTCTCGGAGCTGCCTTCGTTCGTCTGGCCCCTACCGCGTGTCTCGATCGGCGGGTCAATCGAGAAGAAGGCGTCCAAGGTTCGCGATACTACGGTCTCAACGTTGCTGCGCGGATACGGAACAAAGGTATTCGCGCGGGGCGTAAGATTATCAGGATAATACCTGTTGTCGCGTTGGCCTAGGTACTGTCGGTACCAATAGGCCCTGCGTGGATCATATTGTCTCCGAAAGAAGCGCATCCGCCGCATCGAGTTAACGGTGCGGATGATTATCTGGCGCTGCTCCTCGTCGTCCGGAATGCCGAGGCTGATGTTGCTTTGAGGAGCGTTATCTGCGTAATTAGGCATCCGGGAGCGCGTCCTTTTCAATTTCCAGGGTAGGATGACGCTGGATGTTGATGTCTAGTTTCCCGGTGTCTTCAAGCTCACACATAGTGTGTATCAAGGCCTCGAACTTTTCGAGTTCCTCCATCTGCTTCTCACGTGGCACGCGAGCAAACATATAGACGAAGTCTGCCATAATACACTGAGCACAACCAAGGTTCTTACGTATATCGCGTCCAGGGACATAGTTGTGCACCCCACAGGTCAAAGTAACCTTATTCGGGTCCATGACCTGCATCAGTAGATCGGTTCGCGGAGTTTTCTTGGTTAGGTTCATAAGAAGTGGGGCGCTCGGCCGTAGAAGCTGGAGGGTGTGCTTCAGCGCCCCGACAGTTCGTCTAGTTCCTTTTCAAGTTGCAAACTTGCAACCTGCATCAAGAACCCCTTAAACATGTACCCTGCATAGATGGCGTAGGCCAACGTCCATCCATCGAGCCAGCAGACTAGCGACCACATTATGTGTGGGACTAGGATACTGGCGTACATGCCATTCTCCGGGCCGACTATTCGGCACAGAAGCTTGGTTAGGGGGTTAAGCTCGCTAGGCGGACCATACTTTTTAAACCGACGAAGCGAAGTACTCGCATCGTAGCCAGAAGCGATGGTCGCTAGCAGAATAAGCGCAGTCAGCATTAAGGTGCTGAGCGCTCGTTACAAACCGGGCAAATGTCCTGTTCAACATGTGAGACCCGGACATAGCCTTTGGGCACCGCTGTGGTATCGTAGATATTCACGTCGATGTCCCGGACCTCGCTTGCCGAGTCACAAGCGTCATGGACGATCTCAGACTGAAGTCTATCGGCCATTATTCACCTGTCGATTCGACCGGACTGGGCAAGAACGTTGAATAGGCCTTGTCGGTCCGGTGCGGAATGTTCTCAGAGTGCGGGGGTTCGCTACCACCAGTCGGGGACATAACTTCCTCGTTCATTGGTGAGCGATGGGTTTTACCGGGACCCTTACCCGTAGAGATAGAGTTAGCTTTCTTGTCGTGTCCAAGTGCGCCCATTAGTTTAATACCTCGATGACCATAAGGTCTTGTGTAAAGGTGTTTCCGGCGTTAGAGCCAGAATATAGCTGAGTTACGGAAACAGTCGTTGATGCTGTCAGAATGATCGCCGAAGAGTTCGCGGTGTTGGTGTCGTTGTAGCTCGAAACGGCGCCGCTAGCCGACGCACCGAGGGTAATGTTAGCTGTACCATGCGAGAACGCGGTTCCAGAGGCGCCAGCAGTAGTGATTGTAATGTACCCATCAAAGTTCCAGGGCATACTGGTCTGGGACGCCGTTGTAGCGCCTGAGGTCCAAGTCAGCAACGTACGCGTATTGGTGCCGTCGTTGATGGTCACGGCCAACGTAATTGTGCGCCCTGTACCGGAGTCCGTAGTATACTCGCCCGCGCCATAGACATAGAGTGTCTTGCCTACTGAGCTGAGCGCCTGCGCCGGAAACGTGGTCGTCATTAGCGCCGTAGCAGAGGTTGCATTAGTGTTGGTCACGCCCGTAGTCTGCGTTAGCGGAGCGAGCGCGACGCCGTATAATCCGCCCATAGATATGGTCTGCATACTATGCTTCGTAGCATCATGCCACATAGCACCAACCGTAGGTGATTGGGCTAGACCGCCTGAAACATACCCGTTAGCTGGCAGAACCTGCGGATCAAAGGTCAGAACGCCTACGTATGGATTTTCATCCCTGAAGAGGCTCATATGTTACTCACTTTCATTTTGTTTTTCGAGTGACTTTAGTGTTATCTCGGTATGTGGTCGAGCTACTTGTACGTGTTTCTCCAAGAGATCGCCACAAGCTGTGCAGAGCGCCAGCACGACTACTTTTCCCTCTGCTGGCACTACAGCCACATCCGCGACAAAGTATCGGTGGTCCCGATTAGCTTTAGCGCAGTTCATATGCCCTCCAGGGTTTTAGCGAACCAGTCTAAAGTTGATGACCGGAATCTGGGTCGAAGTCCCCGCAGCGGAGATCGTCACCGTGGCGTGTATGTTGGTGATCGCCGTGAAGGAGATCGACGCAATCGTAGAGAGCGCGATAGCGCCAAGGTCAGTCCATACGACCGCTTGCGCGCCCGTGCCGTCTGAGACCGTTCCGCCGGAGGTGCTCCAAGTCGGAGCGCTGGTGCCAGTCTTACCGGCAGTCGTGGCCTGTTGTACGTGCCCGGAACCCAACACGATGGCGTTCAGCGGATACACAGTCGAAGCCGTCCAAGCGGGTGGATCAGTCCGATACGAGAATACTCCAGAAGGCGGATACGGTAGCGTCTGAGTACCATCGATCCAGTTTAGCGTAAAAGTGGTCGAGCTACCATCGAGGATTGGAAGGCAGAAGCCCTCAAGGTCCTGGGCAGCAGGGCCGCTCATGTAATTGGCGAGAATTTCGCCAGTGAACTGTGGGTAGACCGCGACAGACGAGGCACCCCCGCCTTGCGCGCCCATTCCCTGATAAAATGCATTTACCGCACTAATCGACATAAAGTTAGTCCTTTCAGTTTGTTATTTGAGGAATATTGTTGCGACTCTTCATCGCAGACAATTGTTGCTTAATCTTTTCACGCATTGACAGAACTTCTTTCGAATTGAATAGTAATCATTTTTTACCTAAAAGCGGATTAGGTGAAACCATCCGTTCTCGTTTGGAATCTAGTTCTTCAAGAAGTTTTTGGCCGTTGCGCCAATTTATAAAGTCATCATCGTTCCACGAACTACAGCACGCGCCGTTTTCTACAGTTGCCTGTAAGACGCGACAAAAACCTGTTGGTGCCAGGCGTTTATCATCTCCCTTGATAATGTAAGAATCACAGTCGTCGCCATTTCCCTGTCCCCCGCAACTTGTACCACCCTCTTTGCCCCCAATAGTAGGAGCGTTCACATAACCAAAGCCTAGGTTATCAGGGTCGTCAAAGTTCCCATCTTTATACTTAGTAGCCCCTTCGTTGTGTTTGCCATAATCCCAATATCCGCATACAGGCCAATATTCGATTGGTTTAGTTCCATTCTCGGCTTCAGGAGGATAAATGAATTTTTCCGCTCGAACTGACGGCCCCATTAGATAGCAAGTACCGGGATGTTCATTCCAGAGCCAACAATTATGACAACTTCGGGGCTCATTATGCGCATCGGCTACTGTTGAAAACATAACCTGTCCCTTATCGGGGATAGGCATACTAGTTATATTGACGAGGGACGCCGCTTCCCGAAGCGCATTCACTTTGCGCAAATGTTCCTGTTTGTATTTCAGGAACCCTGGTTTCATGGGGACATCTGCCATAATATCCTTGCTTTAACTTTAACCGCTTTGCCATTAGCGAACCAACTTCGCGAATGCTGTGATAAGCGCCGCAGCCGCGAGCACAATCGCAATTAACGAAGCCATCCATGAACGCCCCGCGACGCGCGCGACTTCAACTGCTAGGTTCGCCGCTTTCAAGCGTTCGTCCATGCGCGCCAACTTACAGCACTCTTTCTCACCATTCACCAACGCGGGCCTCGTTATTAGAGACTAAATCGGTATAGCTATTGTTGCGCGCGTCAAGCTTGCGCTGCGCTTCGTCTACGATACCACTAGAGCGCTTATCACCTTTTGGCCTGGTCGAGCAAAGATACTGCATCGCGTTCATTAAGTGGTCGTGCGCCTTGCGCGGCTTGTCCTTAGACAAGCCCTTTTGTTCTCCTGCTTGAAAGAAGTCCCAGGTATAGTGCTCGATCTCGTTTTCGAAAGCGCGCAATCCATCAAAAATATAAAGAGCAGGATGACGACTATTAAGTTGAGTGGTTGCGTTTAGATACTCCCGGCTGACATTAAGGCCATAATCATCTCCAACCTCTGGCTGTCGGACAGGTAGTCCAGCTTCGCGGTATAATTGGGTGTTGGTCTTGTGCGTCTCGGCGTTCTTTTGCCGACCAAAGAACGGATCAATGAGCCAAATGTCCACCGGGTCACCGGCGGTTCTGATCTTAATGTTCTTGGCATGATCCGAGATAATCAGGTCCTTTTCGTAGTACTCTTTATAGAGATAGATATTATCGTGTGGATCGATCGCGGCCCACAGCACAGCTGTCACGCCGCTCGCCGCCGGGTCTATCGAGACGTACCGGGGCCATTCACGCGGTATACCGAAGGGTCGTACCACATGTTGTGTACGATTCCACATTGGGTACACCAGGCCAGATTTTCGTATGAACTCCCCGTAGAGTCTAGCACGTTCCTCGTAATGGCCCGCCCAGAATTCAATTGCTTTGTCTTTCTCAGCCTGTGGGACATATGGGTTATCCAGCAAACTAAGCTGTACGAACTTTACGTCTTTGGCCCCGCGCCGGTACTCTTCGTAAAGATCGAAGACCCATGGCGTCCGAACGCCTGAGTTAATATCTGTAAGAGGAGTGAGAGTAATACAGATGCGGCCAGCACAATCAATAGTACGCTGATAGCACTCGTTATATACGCTCTCCTCAGGCTCTTCGTCAATCCAGACCAAGTCAACTGAGGCACCTTGAAACTTCTCGGGTCCCGAGTCAGCCGATTTACAGGTTATTTGGCTGCCGTTGCCAAACTTCGCGAGGAAGTCGCCATCTTTAGGGTCACATACCACAGGGTCCCTAGGCAGCATCCCAGGGTGATTACGTCCTGACCGTAGCTTTTGCCCCCAAATAACGTCGCGAAGAGTAGGAAAATCCAACCCAACGACCCAAATGTTGTTAGGAGGCTCAGGTATAGGAAGGTCTTTGACGTATTCCCACGCTGGTTCCCCTTTAAAGAAGTCCTTTCCAAGCGCCCACGCAACTGCGATAAAGGCTCCCTCTTCAGTTTTTCCACTTCGGTTCCCTCCCAGGACTCCGAATATCTTGATTTCGCTTGTGAACTGTGCAAGTCCTTCACCCTGTTTGGGATAAGGGACCCAATATTTACAGAAAGTATCCTCTTTTCGCTTCTTCTCGAAGGCCTCGATTACCGCCAAACCATCAATTTGGTTGTAATGGCTGAGTGCTGTCTCCAGCTGTTCTCGACTCAAGGTCCCTCGCGATCTTCGCTTTCATCTCATCGATGTCTTTTTGGGTCACGCCTTGAAAGACATTGACCTGGCCACCCTCGCCAACCCAGTTTTCGAGCTTGGCAATGACCAAAAGCACCGCTGCCGCCTTGTCAGATGAGCCTTCGGCTTCAAGCTTGTCTGCTAAAATCTGAAGTTGGCCTATTGTGGATTGCTTACTACGACCGGGGTCCCCAGCTACTTCGGCTCGAAACCTGATCTTTGCTTGGCGCAGGAGCGCCTGGAAGGATTTGCGACGCATGATGGTCGCACATTCGTTGGTTGTGAGCGGGATACTGAGGTCGGTTATTGCTTCTTTGAGCCCCTTGCCCTCGCGCGCCATGATATCGCACGCGTCTGGCATCCAGGCCTCATCGATTTTCGGAGGACGAGCGATAGTAGCTTCTCCTAACTACACACTACTCTTCATATATATTAGACGCTCAAAAATGAAAAATGGTACCTACGGGGTAAAATGCAGGTACCCGAGTGACTTACGCTAATGCGAAGCGAATTTCCGTCGAATTACCGTAACCACCCTTGCACAGCTGGCCGACTTACGGCACAGGTAGGCTAGCCAACTCGTTGATTCTAAAGAAAATTAAGTCCTTTGTTATGTGCGAGGCACCGGTACCCCCGAGGTGTGGCGCGAACCTAGTGTTCTCAACAACTTAGTTCTGAAAAAGGCAAATTTGTATTTTCAAAATTTCGTCGGGGACAATGGTTACATCGCCCGACCACCCCTCGGCCCGAAGCCTAAACTGTGCGCGCCTGCGCGCAGTAATGTATTATACTACTCGAAGTTAGAAGAGCGGCGCAAAACTCTATCGGGTGACCGATCGGGCCGCCGAGCAATAGGCTAAGTACCTCAGCCAAACAGACTTAGCGGCCAAGGGAGACCAGATGACCACAGTAGAGATGAGCAACGAGGAACTAAGGGCACGCATCGCTACGCTGGAGACGCAGTTGTCGGCCAAGACCACTGGCGTGACGTTCAGCACCTTCGAGAACAAGGGCAAGATCGGGATGTCGATTGACATACCGAAGTTTCGCGGAGTCGGCGGCAGCCGCGAGAAGATTCTTGCGCTAGTCGAAGTCTGCAAGTCCGGCGCCGTAGAAGAGTATCTCAAGACGCACCCGGAAGTCAAGTAAGCGGAGCGGGCAGGCTAACCCCTGCCCCTCTATCTAGGCTACCGCGAGACGGTGGCCGAGCTAGGGGGACAACGCGATGATCGCAGGTTTGGACAAAATGACCCGCGCTGAGCTAGCGGCGTACTATGAGACGCTCAAGCACGGTGGCACGAAGCGCGAAGCACGGTTGAACAGTAACCTTGCGAAGCGCAATGAGCGAGCGCAGGCGGAGATCGACGCTTGCAAGGCCACTGCGCAAGCGGTGTTGGATGAGATTGCGGAGCGAAAAGCGCTTCGGGAACAGCGCGAGCCTGTAGGTCCGGTTCGCATAGTTCGACGCTAGAGTGACCCTCTAGCTAGGCCATCGAGCAGCGGGCTAACGCCCGTGAATGCGCCGTCTAACGCGATTTGGGCTGTTGGTGCTGGGCGCTAGCGATGGTCTTGTTAGGGGGTTATATGAATAAGCGTGCGTTGGCTGTGGCGGATAGGCTGGCGAGGGTGATAGTCTCAGATTGGTATTACCAACTGCGCGCGCAATGTCCCGAGCTAGTTGGCATGTCAAAGGCTTACCTTGATCTACGGAAAGAGGCGAAGCGCAATGGACGACCTGTACACGAAGGTGGAGTATCAAAGGGACCTGGCAAGCGTAGCTGAGAGTCGCGCGGCTGCGCTAGGCGAGGTTGCCAACGGTACGCTAGATGGGTTTAAGTTTCTTGAGCGTGAGCGCCTGTGCGATAGGCTGGTTAAGCTGTTAAAGGCTAAGTGGTCTAGGTCTACGCTGGTATTCTCGGCGTTGCGCGCTGCGCGGCAGGAGCTTGCGCTGTGCTGTGATGGGGATGAGATTAAGAGGCTGACGCGCAAGGTGAATTATCTCAAAATGCTGTGCGCCAAGGTGCTTGATGGGACAACTAAGCCGGATTCGGTTCCGCTAGAGGTTGAACCTGACCCGGATGCGCTAAGGTGGAGACAAGTGCATGGTGTGGGTTATGTGGTGTTTGAGGACGGCGATTGGCGACCGATTGAGTGGGATGAGCTATGCTTGAGGATAAGGAGGCAAGCGTGAACCTACGACAATGGGTTTGGGGGCTGTTGTTTGTGTTTATGGGGATTGAGGCGCTGGCGGCTGTGTATTATATAAAAGCGCTTCTTGGACTGGGGATATGATTCGAATAAGCTCGGTCGAAATGAACCGGCCAGCGTACACGCTGCGCAGAGCGCTGTTTCACCTTGATCTTGATTATTGTTGCGGGCGCATAGATTGGGAAGAGTTTAGCGACGCGCATGCGACGCTGCGAGATGCGCTAAGGAGGATGCATCCAGCGGCGAGACAGGAGCGGTTAGATTATGGAACCCCCTGAGATTGCACGCGAATTGGGGCTGAGCGTAGCGGTCGTCAAGAAGGACATTCATAATGCGCTGGTTAAGCTACGGCGGCAACCTGAGCTAGCGCGGGTGCTGTGCGCGCTGTGTGAGATTAACGCGATCCAAGAGAACACGATTGGAGGTGATTCAACAGATGCGTATTTCGAGGCTGTTTCTAGTTGCGTTGGCGCTGACGGCGGTTGTGCCAGTGGCTAACGCGGGCATCATCAAGGGCACGGTGCATGCGGTTACGAAAGTCGGGCATGTGCTGTATACGCCCAAGACCAAAACGACGCCGCGAAGTGGAGTGCTGCCCAAGATTGGGCATGTTTTGTATTAGGCCCAGGCCGAAAGCGCGCTGCCCTAATCTGCCAGCAATGGTGAATTTAAAAGGAGCGCGCTAGCAGCGTAATGCGCTGCCTGATGAAGGCCGTCAGCACCCCAATTGGAGGCAACATGGACGAACTGAATGACGATCACAAGGACGAAGTAGCGTTGGAACCCAGCGAAGCGCTTGCCGCGACCCAAGAGGAAGTCCCAGAGGACATCGCGCCTGTCGGCGATGAGCCGCCTGCGGCAGAACAAAGCGCCAGCTAGGCTTTTGGTAACACGGAGCACGTAAGCGAGGGCCTGGGGACGTTAAGGATACAAGATACACCGCATTGTGTAGCGTCTTAGCGTCCCCTTTTTGTCAAGTGGAGGCAAAATGCGTTATTTTTGGGCGTGGTTAATCGCGGTGGTTGATGTGGGGTTAATAGGCTTACTGGGCGATGTGGCCCTGGATTGGGCGCTAGATGCGCCATTTGGGCTTGTGTGTTGGATGATGTTCGCTGTAGGTGTGTTAGTGCCACTTCTTGTCGGTGGTTTTTTGTTCATAATGCACCTTTTAGGGGGGATTTGATGGCAAAGGTTTATTTGGTGACACAAGGCTGCTACAGCGACTATGGCATTGAGCGCGCTTTCTCGACGCGCGAGCTTGCGCAAGCGTTTATCGGCGAACAGGAAAAACCCGATAGCGAATGGGCTCCGCAAATTGAGGAGTGGGAGTTAGACGAAGCTGCAAATGACTGTCACCAAAAAGTATGGAGTGCGCGAATTTGGTTCAATTCGACACCGCCGGATTATTTTGGTGGTACTCGGATTGCCGGGAATATTGAGTCGTCGGGTCGCGCTAGCGACAAGATACTTCCCAGGGGCCAGCGTTATACCAAAGTGACTTTGAACCAGGGCGACATACAAGAGAAAATTGGCGTGAAGCCGGCACGTTATGGCAACTATATGGACGCCGTGTTTAAGACAATTGCGATTGCGTATTGGGCCAACACCGAATCAAACGTGTCACAAGAGCACGCGAATAAGCTCGCTGTTGAAGCGCGCCAAGAATGGCTTCGCACTCATCCTGAGACTGAGGAGGCGCAAGTTGATAAACTTATTGAGCGAAAACGCGCTTAGACTATATCTGGAGTCGCTAGAGCGCAGCGCCGCTGGTGAGGACGGAGCGCGCAAGGCAACTAGCGTCGGCTTTCGCGAAATCGGTGCGCGTGGCAGCGCGAGCCGTGGCCATGTGAAGCGCAGAAAAGCTTTTGACGGTGATGGACAGTTGATAAGGAGCCCAAGATGAGAACTTTCAGTCTCGCCTCTCTGCAAATAGCATTAGACCGGGCGTTAGCAGAAGAACAACTAACCATTTGTGAAGAGGATGGCAGTAACTTCTCACCCGACGTTTATGTGCTTGCATTACAACGGTTAGTCTTGCGACTTTACGACAAAGGAGACCTAACTTGATCCGAGACACAGTAGGCGTTCTTGAGTTCACAGCGTTGGCGACAATCGCGTTTGCGTTTGTCGGCCTAGTTCTGCTTGTGCTGTTGCACGGCGGCAGCCCGGCAGAGCCAGCTTCGCATGAGGACATTACCCGAAGCGCACCAATCGACAGTCTAGACGTTTAAGGAGGGCACTTGGGAGAGTATGTACATTCGCAGTCGGCCAAGTTTGACAAGTCGTTTGTTTCGTGTGGTGTGACAGAAGTGCACCACTTACCCGATCAAACACCAACCCGCACCGTGTTTGCGTTGGCTAATAACCTATACAACAAGGCGAATCCTCGACCAGCAGCGTTTCTACTGTTCAGCGACATCACAGAGGGTGCTATTGCAGGACTGGTTGGTCAAGCCAGCCGTGGCGACAAACTCGCTGCACAGCTTAGGTCAATGAAAGTGGGCGAATTGTATTCCTCACCCGGCACAATCAATCCGAAAACTGGCAATTCAATCCGCGTACACCTATTTCGCATCAACCACGACGCCTTCCGCAAGTGGTATCAGGAAGAGCTTGCGAACCGTGTTGAGGAGTCAAGTTAACTAGGAGGTCCTATCAAAACCAAAATACTCGGCCTGCTTTCAGCAGGGGTGCTGTTTGCGCTCTGCTTTGGGCTATGGCCGCCACCACAGGTGCTTTATGCACAAACGACAACCCACAGTGTCACGCTGACGGTTACAGCGCCAAGTTCAGGTGACACACCCGCGACTTATAACATTTTGCGCAGTCTAACCAGCGGAACCGAGACGCAGTATGCGTCGATTCCGTTCAACGGAACAACGACAACCTATGTTGATACGGCTGTGACTGGCGGTACGACATACTTTTATACGGCGAAGGCGGTTAACTCGGCTGGTACGAGCGCCGCAAGCAACGAGGTGAGCGCGGCCGTCCCTTTGGCAGTACCGGGGGCACCGGGCTTAGCGGTTGCCAGTAAGCAGTAGCGAATCGAACCAAGAGCCCTTTAGCTTAGTCGAGGGCTCTTGTTTGGAGGCGTTATGAGGCGAGTTATGGCGCTAGTCGCGCTAGCGCTATGTTGGCCGACTATTGGCACAACTCAAACGGTTCCGGGTTACCTTGGCCAGTGCAAAATGCGCTCCGCAGATGGGGCGCAAATAACCTCGGCGAATGTCACGACGGAAACCATTTATGTTGTGTGCGATACGGCGATTTGTGCGCCGGGGCAAAATGCGCTGCTGGTGCTTGAGACGGGCGCGATACAGTGCGTAGACTCGGGTGCGCCTAGTTTGTCGCTTGGAGGAGTTGAGTGATCTGGACCTTCGATTCTCAGGGGAACTTCATGCACGAGTGCTCTGTGTTCCAGTGGGAGCACTTCGTTATTAAGGCGATGCGCATGGGTTATTCGGCAGCGGCGCTGGATAAGGCGCTGAATCCGGTGGTTGTGGCATGAAGAACCCAGACACACAAATGGCCTTGGGCAGGATCAATATTGCCTTAGCGACGCTATCTACTAGCAAGGGCGCATTACGCGCCAACAGGCCCGTAGAGGCCTATGAGGACGTGCAAACAGCTATGAAGCATTTAGCTGAAGCAAAGATTTTGTTGGGTGAAAAGTGACCAAGCGCGCAACCAAAGCCTCGCTAAGCGCAAGCTGGCGCGAGACCATCCCCAGGGATCAATTCGACATAACCTCGGAGTTCGCGGATGCGCCCAGACCAGCCGTCGGCAAGCGCTGGCAAAGCTCTAAGCATCGAAAGAAGATTCTAAAACGCTTGCGTGCGCTCTGGAACCTGAACCCGAGCCAAACACTCGGCGAGCTAATTGGGGATGTGTTTTTCGCTAGCGACAACTACGTGGATATGTGCTTTATGAGTGATAAGGAGTTCTTGGATGTGTTGGAGGGGTTTAAGCGATGAACGACCGTTGCAAAGCGGCGAACGAATATCTCGGGAAACGCACAGGAACGTACGAGTTTCGTTGCAGGCGTTTTAAAGCTGTCGCAGATAAAATGGAGTTAATGGGGTTTGTTAGCAGACAATCATTGCACAAGCGCGAAGTCGTAGTTGACCTTGGCGCTGGTCGGGGCGAGTTTGGTGCCTATCTGCGGCATCGCTGGCCGACATCTGGGCACATCTACCTGCCTATTGACGCGAGTATTGACGGCTGTGATCTGGAAGACTTAGCCCCGTGGGTTCAAGGCGCGACGTTCTATACAGCTATTGAGTTCCTTGAGCACCTAAGCCACATTTCAGTCAGTCACTTTTTGGCTTTCTTACCATACCGCGCTGTTAAGGGCGCAGTTATCACCACGCCTAACCCGAAGTGTACGGATGTTCTAGGAATGGACACGACACACCAAACGCCGATTAACCAGGAATGGCTGCGCGAAGCCCAATGGGAGTGCGAAGCACAACCGTTATTTACGGAGAAACCGGATACGCTGGTTGCTTGGAGTGCAGGGCGATGAGCGTTCCGCTAGCGGTCGAGCGCATCATAGAGGAGCGTGATGAGTTGCGAAAGCTTGGCGACGCGCTAGCCAGCGCCGTAGGGCACAAATTTGACTGCCGGAAGCTCCAAGTCGATTGCACATGTGGCCGGGGCGCAGAACAAAGAGAAGCGGTTGACGCGTGGCTAAGAATGCGGAGGCAAAAGTGAGCAAGGGACGCTTACAAGGCAAGGTGCTTGTGTACAACCCAAGGTTAGACCCCTATCACAAACATTTCAAAAAACCAACCTTAGTTTACGTACATGAGCACGTCTACACTGTTAAAGGGTTGTTAAGCAACTTTTGTCACTTCAGCGTGGTTAACAAAGATGGCTCGCTCAGTAAAGCTGACTATGGTTGTTACGACATGGGTCAGTTTACCAACCCAAAAGTCGAGATGGTCGTCGAGACCAGGGTAAAACCAAAATAAGATAGAGTACATACTCATCTATATTAGACGCTTTTTTTCGCAAAATGGTACCTAGCGCAAGCGCCTGAGAACAAAGGACTTAATTTTAGACAGCCTGTTTTGGCAGAAACCTTTGAAAACAAAGGGTTTATTGTCCAATTTGTGCCAAATGTCGGCCATAAGGAGGCCAGTTTTGTTAAATAACGTGCATGTGCGGGCTTGGTTGATCTTTTTCGGTATTATGGCTGGAATTAGCGGTTTCTATGCGCTGCTCGCCTTTTTTGGGTTGTATTTTTTGGCAGCCTTGAATGTCCTGTTCGCGTGCCTCCTTTTACTAGGCGTTTCTTATAGCCTGGCAGGCGAATGACCACCCCCGCACAACTCGGTCCTAGGCGCTGTGGTAACTGTGGCGGCGAGTTTATGTTGATCGCCGTAGGCAACGACCCAAAGCGCGACAAAGCCAACGAGGCTTGGGAGTGCTCGGCGTGTCATAGTTATGAGTATGTTACGGTCGTAGACGCGGAGTTGATCGAGGACCTAAAGTGCTCGATCTGCGAGCGCCCGGTGAACGATGTAGGTGAGGACTTTTGTAACCAATGCAAGCTTGATTATCCGGGGGTGCTGGCGTGAAGGTTAATTGGTCGCCCGAGGGCGCTTCGATAATTGCGCACGATTTGTGCGAGTGTATTTATGTGTATGAGATTAGCCCGGTTACGGGCTCGGCGATCGTTTCGCAATTCGAGCACTGTAAGAAGTTCCCGAACTGCTGCTTTATGGAGGCGGTTTCGCGGCGAATGGCGCAGTTATTGTTTGATTCGAAGATGCCTAGGCCGATTTTGGAGGTGTTGAGTGCGATTAACGGATGAAGCGCTAGCGCTCGGGTACATTTACACACGCCAATCTTACCTTGATACAATCGCTGCCCTCCAGCGCGAACTGGCCGAGGCGCAGACGACGATAGACAAGATGCAGGAGACTTACGGAGTGATGGCCGAAGGGAGAATCGAAGTGAGCGAATTCCTAAGGTCGGGAGTAATGTTTGTCACAATCTGGTTGGCTGGAATAGTTACGGGAAGAATTGTCGAAGGTCTCGGCATTAAGGGTTACATAGGCGCTGCCGTAGCCGTCACTCAGATGTTGATGTATTGGTGGAGATCATGACCGAGCGCACCTACACTCTTGCCGAACTCGAAGCCGCCAAGACTCAGCGTGACAATGAATGGACGCGCAGATTACCAGTTGATTTACTGAGGGGGTCACCGCCGCCGATAAATGATCCTGGCTTATGGGCACAAACGATTGCTGATAACTTCGAAGCCGCCAGGGCCAGCGCCCACGCTGCGGCGATTGAGGCGGCGGCGAAGCAGGTCCCGTGTATATGTCTAGAAACCGTTTGCACACAACCCGGCTGCGGGGAGATACATGAAAGAGTAGACGCAAAATGTCTTTATCATCGCATCCGCGCCCTCACTCCCGCCGCAGCCCAAGCCGAACGCGAACGCGAGGATGTAGACCTAGTTACCGGCGTCTGTGCTGTGTGGTCTGGAGCGCCACTGGACAACCTTAGAGAGTCGATCCAGCCAATTGTTAGGCATTGGCTATTCGATAATAAGGTGACAAAAGAACGCGAGATTGCCAAGGCGATTTGGCAGGAGCATCTCATCTTGTGTACTTATTGTGCGCCATCGGTTAACAGAATGTGCGATAGAGGAACCACACTCCGCGCCGCCGCAGGAGAGAAGCCATGATCGATGAAAAACCAATCAAGCTCTTCATTTACGGCAACATGAGCAGCGGGCGTCATTGTCACACAGCGCTAGTCGCAAGCGGCGCGCGCTATGAACACAGCGCAATCGTTAAGGGTTACCAATTATACAACACCTTTAGCGGCTTGCCTGCGGCGCTGCCAGAGGCCGACGCCGAGCTAGTCGGGGAACTTTATAGCTGTTCGCCCGAGGCACTTAGGCGCTCTGATGAGCTTATGGTTGGGACGAATTTCATTCGTATAGCGGTCGTGGCTATTAAAACCCCGCGCGTTCTACAGCCATTCGAGTGCATGCCCAAGATTCGAAACGAGGACGTTGCGTGGACGCACATCTTTAGAAACCCGAAGCCCGAGAATGCGAAGCGCTTGGTTTCGATTGCTGAGTTAGACCGCGATAACTATTTGGTTAACTAGGAGGTATTGTGGAACGGAAAGTCTTCAAGCTTGGGCCGAAGCAGTTTGGGTTTTCGTGTGATAACTATAAGTGCGTTGATCCCGCCGCGAAGGCTAGAATGCTAAGTGGCGCTGCGGTCACAAACAAATTCGGTCTCGCGCGGGCCAAGGCGAGTTTGCTTAATAATCGAAGACAGTTGACGAACTTGATTGGCCTGGTTGGAAGCGCTGGCGAGAACAAACTGAACCCCGATCCAAGAATGGGCTGTGACCCGGAGTTGTTTTTGAGCGACGCTGACGGGAAGTTGATCCCGGCGTTCGACGTGCTGCCGAGTAAAAAGGATAATTCGGTGTTTTGGGACGGTTTCCAGGCCGAGTTTACGGTGTTTGCGGATTCGTGCTTGATTAACTTGGCCACGAGAATCCAGAACCAGATGCATCTATTGAAGAGAACTTGCCTTAAGCCAGTGAACCTGATGGCCGGGGACGTAGTTGAGGTTGATAAAGCGCTCTTGAAAAAGTTACCTGATGAGCGAGTTGCGCTCGGCTGTGATCCGAGTATTAATTTGTATGGTTCGCAGGGGCAAATCCCGGTTGATCCCAGAGCGCTCGCGCTACGCTTCGCGGGAGGGCATATCCATTTCGGAGACGACAGCCTTGCAAGGGACCAGGTTTACGCGAGTCAGGTTGTATACAACTTGGACCGTATACTTGGTATTTGGGCCGTGGGCGCTGCCGCGAACTACGACAAAACGAAGTCGCGCCGAAAACACTATGGGCTGGCCGGAGAGTTTAGGCTGCCCTCGCACGGCCTTGAATACAGGACACTTAGCAACTTTTGGCTCGCGGGACCGCAGATTTACTACCCGACCTTTGAGCTTGCTCGCGTGATTATGCGCGCAACGAGTTATGGGATACTGGATTTTTGGGTCGCGGACACGCGGGTGGTTGTTGATACGATAAATAACTATGACGTTGAAATGGCACGGCGCATTTTGCGCTATAATGAGAAATTGTTTATCAAGCTGTTCGCGGCGAGTAACCTTATGTATGCGCAGAAGACGAAAAACGTCCCTGGTAATCCAGTACCGGTTTTCATTGAACCTGAGTTCTTTGCGAAGCGCGCGCTTCAGGTTGGCTTAGAGGGCATGGAGTGCGTGGTGCCGAAGGCTTCGATGGAAACAAATTGGCGTTTGGATACGGTTACTTCGCTAGTACGCACTTACCCCGACTGCTGGTCCACGACATGTCTAAAAGCGTAACCTGTCCAGAGTGCCACGGGCATGGGGTTGTGTTCGAACCCAAAGCGAGCAAGCTTGATCCGCCATGTGCGTGTTGCGGCGGCAATGGGCAGATACTCGACGCGCTCTGTGAATGTGGGCGCGCGATTTGTTGGCGCTTTGGAAAGCACTTTTGTTGTAACAACTTCGATTGTATAAAGAAGGCGAGCGCTCTGAACCAACATGATCGAATGCCAAATACACAAAAAGCCGGTTAGCGAGTGCGAGTGCTTTGTGAAGATCGCAGCGGCGGTGCCGCCAGTGCACCCGAGTTGGCGCGAGCCAAGGGATAGTTTTTGCTGGTACTGTCGGCAAGCTCTGCCGAGTAAAGACCTAAGTTGGCTCGATGAGCCTACGACCTGGTGGCGGGTGCTTTGTTGGCAAGCGGTGATTGGGGTGGGGGTGTTGGTTTTTTATTTGATGTTTTGGGGGGCGCAATGAAAGCCTACAACGCCGAGTTCAAGGAGATTGAGCTTATGCGATGCCCGAGGTGCGGGGTTTACGGGCAGGTTGATGAGATTTGCCCGTGTGCGAAGCGCGAACCGCTGTTGTTACCCGCGAGTTCGCTGGTTGAGGACGTAAAGCCGATCGAGGTTATCCCGCCGAAGCCACAGGCGATGTTGGATTTGGCCGCTGAGCGCGGGTTGGGCTGCTACGGCCAAGAAGCCGAAGGCGTTTGGTATTATGAGGGCGGAGGCTGGTTTGGACCGGAGCTAGGGGGTGAAGGATGACTTGCGGCGCAAAGAACCCCGATCCGCGTGGGCACCGTTGTAAGTGTCGTTGTGTTTGTGTTTTAAAGAAGGGACACACTGGAGGCCATCAGTGTCACGGAAAACGCCCTTGTATGTGGTGGGTTATTAGGGTAAAACCTGTTTATTACAAATGAAATTGCCCCCAGGTTCTAACGAGCTAGAGCCTCCGCTATCGCGCAAGCCAATGCGCCCTAGCACACGGAAGGCTTGGGGTAATGGGGCCAAGTGGCGCAATCCAGGGTAGGTTGCCATTTTCGCTTGGCCTCTTTGAATTCTTGATAGTTGCGTCAATTGGGCGGGTAAGACCCCAGTGGTAAATCCCGCATTTTGCGTGGCGCACTTCATAATGGCCGCAGGGGACGCGCAATCGTGTCCCTTTGGCCAAGGTTTGGAGGAACGATGAAAACACCTGAATTGGTTGACAAGTACCAGAAGTTGTTAGCGGGTTTGCTTAAGACACAGCCCTTAAACATCTCCTTTGAGGTCCGCAGCCCTGACAACTATAGACCCGGCGGCGATTATGTAGAGATCGGTTCCATCACGATCCCAGAAGACAAGCTAAACGACAAGCCCGCTGTGACCAAGGAGTGGTGTCTAGGCGAATATCGAGTCATGTTTAGTGGGGCTGTGCTCTCAACTTTTAAGTTGTATCAGATGCCGCACTGTTGTGGTATAATCGTGTTCTGTAACGCCGAAGTTTCGCCAAAGTTCCGAAACAAGCGCGTCGGCACCACGCTAAACACAATGCGTATGGATATTGGACGTAATTTGGGTTATTCATTAGCTTTCTGCACAGATATTACGGCGAACGCTCACCAAGGTCAGCTTCTTAAGACCAATGGTTGGCGCGTTCTAACGACATTTAAGAACCGTCGCACAGGCAACGAAGTTCATTTGTCGTGCGCGGCTCTTTAACAAGCTCCGACAGCCAGAAACCCGATGAAACACACTCGTTCTGGTTGGCGTGACCGAGGCCCCAAGGGCCTAGCGCTCGGCGCGCAAGCGCTTTGCGCAGCACAAGAACCGATCTGGAGGGACAGGGACTGTAGATAGGAAGCTCCGCGCCTCTGTGGGCGATGTAGTTGGTCTTGATGGGGGTTTTACTAGCGGTTGGTGGGACTGCTTTGGCGGACCGTAATTCCAGTCGCTTTATAGGCTACGGAAGTACCCACTCCGTCATTACCAACGGGCATCCCAATTAAACAAGAGCGGAATCTTAGCCTATGGGAAGCGTACTTCTGGGGGATGGGCCGGACACATTTGGGCGATTCGGGCTGTCGGATTTATTTTTGGGCGCAGCGAAGGAAGCGATAAGGCTATTGCCTTATAGAGGGTTCAAGTCCCGAGCGTCCACCTTTTTGGAGGCAAAGTGGCTCTGTTAATCTACGGTTGGGCAAATGAAGAGTTTGAGCGCGAACCCGGTGTCTTTCAATGGCATTTAGGAGAGCCCGTACCCAATATGAGCCGCGTTGTTGAATTCAAAGCTGATGGGGATGAGCTTAATCTATTCGTTAACGCAATGGAAGCGAGCCGTCGGGCTATGCCTAGTGGTATTTATTACTCTAAGGGTATGGGCTTTCAAAAGGAGCGCACTTGAAACACAATATAAGACGCGAAGTTTTCTGTAAGGTTTGTCGGCGGGTTCATCTACATATTGATGGCGTTTGTCAGACCTGCCGTGCGAAGAACTTTATCCAGTTGCGAAGCGGTGTTCTGCGCAGGATTCGCGCGCAAGTCGCTCAAGAGAGGACAGTTAGGGCTGCGCCGTTGCCGATTTATCGGCGCATCGAGGATTTGCCTAGGTATGTACCCCCTCCGGTCGCGCCGCGTCGCGTTGTAGAGGCTCCTAGGCCGGTTAGACCCCCGGTTAAAGCGGTTCGCGCAGGCGGCGCCAAGTGCGTCTGTTGTGGCGACCGCACGCGGGAGCGCCATCCGATAGTCGAGGGCGATTTGCCGTTGCCGTTGTGCGGCGGTTGCCAAGCGAAGTTATGACCGAAACCATTGAAATCAAAGGGGTTACAGTCTACAAGATCACCAAATCCGGGGGCAAACCCTACGCGAATGGGACATACGTCAAATACTACGTCCCCGGCGTGGGCGAGGTCAAGGAGATCGCTCCGGGTGTTTGGCAAGAGATTGCAGCGCTAAGTACGTAGGGAGCCACTAGCCCTATGGGAAAAGCCTGCAATGCGCGAAAGCCGATGAGCCGTGCACAGTGTGTACGCCGTAGGCGGTGCGCAAAACATGAGGCACAATAGTCGAGACCCGGATTTTTCCGGTTATTGGCTGCTTTCTGAAGCGTTTGGGGGTCGAGCTAGCCGTCCCTGAACAGCCTCCTAAAGAAGTTCAGAGAGCGACCGGGTTATGCAGCTGGCAGAGTTGTCTCTGACCCTGTCGTTAAACTTATTTTGGAGGGCGCATGGAGCTGTTTTCAAAGATTATCGGCCTTGTCATAGGCGCAGCCATGATGGTTATGGCTGTCGCGGTGGCTTTTGGACTTGTCGCATGGGCCGTTTATTCGATAGAAACCGCAAGAGCTAAGTATCAGTCGAATTGGAGGGACTAACTTGGAACGCTGGATTCTTGAGCACATCGCGATGCGCAAGGGCGGTGGGTTTCTGCCGAAGCGGCCTGATAGGCCGAGTAGTTATCCGATTTACCCAGCGCAGCGGCGCGGCATCCACGAGATGATAATGGGCCGTCGAGGGGGTTATCAGCCCGTTGACGCGCATCCAGGGGACATGTCGCAGGTACCGGGGAACCTAGATCATCAGGATTATAGGTTCTATGTTGGGCGCCGAGATCGAACTGAGCGCTTCGCGCAGTGTCGAGTGTGTTTGGGGGTGTTTGATGATGCTAGCGCGCGCAGAACCCACGGCAAGAAAACAGGCTGTTTTAAAATGCTGCTTGCGGCGTTGCAACCGAGCGTGCGGAGAACCCTTTGCTTGGTCTGCGGCGCGACAACCTATAACTGTGTTTGGGGAGTCCCGCTGTGCGACCAGCGCAAGAATTGTATCGTTTTGTGGTCATTTGATATTGTGCAGCCGCGCGTACTGCGCGACGAGTTAATCATCGCGAACCGAAAGCGAGAGGCCCATGAAAAGATACTCAGCCTTAACGATTGATAAACTGCCGTTGGCGAGTAGCTCCAGCGGGATCGCGCCGTTTCCGGGGCGCTGGCCCACGCGCGTAGCTATTGAGTTCGTGGATGGGCGGGTTTATATCGGGAAGCCCTTTAGAAACCTACAGCGCTTGGTCGCGGAGAAGCGCCGAATGATAACGCGATTGATTGAGTTCGACAAGAAACATCGGATCATGCTTTATATAGCCGGGTCCAAGAAGTTTGCGTGGTTCAGCAACCGACCTTTTTATTGTTATCATCCGTCGCTGCTTGGGTATACTGGGGACCCGTTTCTCCCCGAGTTACCTTGGTTCGCTTGGAATATGGAGCCGCTCCGCATAAAGGAAATCCCCTGTTACATACCGGGGCCGCTTAATGAGGGCGCGAAGTTATTTTATGAGAATGCGTTAAGCACTTACCTTAAGTCAAAGGCCGAGAAAGCAGCGCCGAAGCCGTTAAAGATCGGTACGCCGTTCTCGGGTTACCAGGCCTTTTATCGATGAGATACGTCGATCTAAAACGAAACTTCATCCGGGAGCTAATCCTGCGCGGGGAAAGCTCTCCTGCGGCTGCTCCTGAGGAGATCAGGGCGCGGGTGCCCGAAGCCATTTTAAAACGTTGGACAGATCGTTTCTACACGATCACGCGCATTAACGAAGTGCCAATGTGTCCGAGGTTGGTTAATCACTTTCAGATCGGCGCGGACCCGGAGTTTGTCTTTAAGAACGGCGCTGAGGTCTACGATGCGAATGCCTTTCAGATGAAAGCGGGGCTCTGTATCGGCGCCGATAACAACGGGCGTTTAGTTGAGTTGCGGCCAGCGCCGAGTCGGTTTGCGCTTAAGGTTGTCGCGAGCATGCTTAGCGAGCTTAGGTGGCTTAGTATACTATATCCCAAGACAACTGAGCTTGCTTGGAAAGCGGGCGCGTGGAGCGGCGCAGAAGGCCTAGGGGGTCATATTCACTTTGGCCGTAAAGTACTTAAACAAAAGCCCTTTGAGGTCAAGGCACTGGATAACCTAACCGCGTTGTTGTTTATATCGGGCGTTTATCCGGTGGACGAACAAAAGAGTCGCCAAGCGGGGCAAGGTGGCTATGGGCAATTTGGTGCTACGCGCGTCCAAGCGCACGGCTATGAGTACCGAACGCCGCCGAGTTGGCTATTTAGCCCGTGGCATGCGTTTTTGGCGCTTACGCTAGCTAAGCTGGTTGTGGCCTCGCCGGAGTTGGCGATTAGCTTGAGCGCGAAGGCAACTTCGCCAAGCGAAGCCCGCAGGCGCATCAGGAACATCCTGGTTCAATTCAAAGGCCGCGATGACGATGCGCTTATCGCGTGTATGGGGTTTAATGTTTGGGGGTTACCTAATACAGTTGAAAAGGACTTTAAGGTAGCTTGGGGTATTAGTGCGCGCTCCGCAGAAAGTTGGAAAACACTGGGGTTTCCTCTGCCGCAGATATTGCCTCCACACATTGAGCCCTCCGTGCAAGAGACTAATGAGGTCTTTGAGTACATTTGTAGAGGCCGCGCGCTAGCAGGGATGCTTCCAAGCGCGCCTAATTGGGAGTTCCAGGCTGCGCCGAGAGGGTATGTTGCGCTGATCCAGCATGTAAATACAGTGCGTTGTCCGGGGCTCGGCGAGCTAACGCGGGATTTGCTTAGTCCGGCTTCGCTGACAATAACCTATATCGGGGGTGAGAGCGCATGTTTTTATATACCACCTATTTGGTATCAATTGCTCGGCGGGGAAGCCGGTTTGCGCAAGGTGAACCAAAAGTACCCAGGGCTAAAGGTCAAGTTTGATCCTGCGCATGGTAGCGTACAGCTAAACAAAGGCGCCCTTACGCCGGATATGCTCGCGACTACGCGCGCCGTGCTAACGGAGTTCTTTCCGCTAGTACGGTATCGGGACTATAAGAGCTTCCCGCGCGAGCAGTGGATGATGCGGCTTAAAGATGCAGAACTGGCGCTGAACGCGAAGTCTAAGTCCGTGGCGCCACCAAAAAGTGTTTGTTTGTTCGATGCTAAAATCTAGTCGGCCAAGCTACTTCAGCTTGGGAGGAGGGTAGTTATATCTGTGGCATAGGGGGCTTTAAAAGATATGGTCAAGAGCCCATTGACCCGGAGAAGATCGAGGTAATGCTCTGCGCGCTTCAGACCCGAGGCATCGACGCAACGGGGATTGCGTTGATGAACCCGGATAGGCATCTTTATACGATGAAGGACGACGTGCCTGCGGTGCGGTTTGTGAGCAGCCCACGGTATAAGGACTTTATCAAAGAGCACTTACACCCGGACACGCTGAGCGTGATCGTGCATACGCGCGCGGCAACCGACTCTGGTTATGGCGTCAGCAAGGGTAACCCGAGAAACCTAGAAAACAACCACCCTTTGTTTAAAGGGCAAGCCGCGATTGTGCACAATGGGATTATCTCGAATCATCAGTCGTTGTTCGAGGAACTCAAGCTTGAGCGGGGTGCGGATACGGATTCGGATATTATCCGCGCGATCGTGGACTCGGAGGGCCTGACGAACAAGGCGACTATTCGGCGGCTGGCGCGCTGTTGGGGAAGCATGGCAGTGCTTGCGCTAGACCCCAGGCAACCGGAGCACTTGCTTATGGTGCGAAGCGGGAGTCCGCTTGTGCTATATGCGTGCAAAGAGCCGATAGATCAACTGGTCTTTGCCAGTACGAAGGAGGTTCTCAGCAAGACCATGCGACCTTGGTTCGAGAAGTGGGGCGTATGGTTCCAAGCGCCGCGCACAGATGGTGGTTATCTGACGATGCGCGACAACACCGCGTGGCTTTGGGGACCGAGGGGCCTCGAATGGCATGATGAGTGTCGTACGAGTAACGGGTATACAGAGCCTAATCGCCGCGTGCACGAGGACTATGCGGCTCGACAGAAGCGCTGGGATGAGGCTGTGCGCCCAAAAGACAACGCCACCATCCTAAAGGGCGCTAAGATCATCCGGGTCCAGTGCGAGGATGGCCACTGGAATAGGTTTGATAACGGCGTTATGCAGATTGAACTTGTGAGGTTCCGCTGTGGGGCTAAGGGGTGCAAAAAGCAACTGAAGGGGGTTTAGGGTGATTACGCTACACGTCGCTAACGGCTGTGGCCCAACGGGCCGGGTATTAGAGAAATTGCTAACTGACCAAGGCGTCAAGCTAGGCCCAAATGGTGATGGCCATGTGTGTTGGGGCGTCGGTGTGGACGCCGGGAAGCCCACGCTAAACGGCAGACTCGCCCGTACCAAGCTCGGCGAGTTACAGACGCTTAGCAAAGCCGGGGTACAAACCGTAGCCTTCTGCACGGGGCTGCCACCGAATTACCCTGCGCTAGCGCGCATGAACCAACACCACGGAGGCCGTGATATTCGAGTGTGCTTGAACCGCGCGGATGCGGAGCGTGCGCTGCGCGATGGCTTTGGGTTCTTTACGATTTATGTGCTTAAACAAACCGAGTACCGCGTGTGGATTTACAGACGCCGACATCTCGGCACATATGAGAAGCGGCTTGAATACCGAGAAAAGTTCAAGCGCATCGGAGGAAATTATGCGAACGGTTACGCGTTTCACCTTGTCTCATCAGACCAAGTCCCAAGAGCGGCAGTTGAACTTAGCACGCGCGCAATTACGGCATTATCGCTTGACTTTGGAGCGGTTGATGTACTCAATGACAAATCCGGAGCGAGCTTTGTACTCGAAGTCAACACCGCCCCCGGTGTCGAAGGTGACGGTCGCACCGTCATCCAAGCGCTCGCGGTAAAGATCGCTAATTGGGAGAAGCGCGGGTATCCTAGACGAAACGGAGACAAAGATGACTAGACTTAGATACCTCGCGCGCGGCCCAAACAGCGTCGCGAAGGGCGCAAAGGCCAAGAAACTGTTGCTAGACGCGCTGGCGAAAGAGTGCCCGAAGTTCTGGGAAGCTCACAAGAACGACAAGCGTAACTTGGAGTTCTTTAGGGCTGCGCTGAACGCGCTAGCGGACCACATGGTCAGCAGGTTCAGTATGCACTTTTGGGTCTTCAAGGAGACGCGTAGCGTCGCGCATTCGCGCAGTTTGTATCATGCGCATTTGAACCAGTATATGAGGAGGCCGAGTTTCGCGCGCCAGGTTATCCCAAGAGAGGGAGCGCCGGTTCGGCGCCGCGAAGCCCCAAGCCCATGGGCGGCTTTGCAAGCGTTGGAACCCAACGCGGGCGTCCCTCTTCCGCCCGCCATCTACACCTTCCCAGATGGGACGCACGCTGCTTACAACCAAAATTGGGTTTTTCGTGGTTATATCAATGGCGACGCTTTCCAAGTCGTCTTTCAAGATCAAGAGGGTGTAAACCATGTCCTTGATGGGCACAACGGCGAAGTACCTGGCTTACAGCCAGGCGCCTTCCGATAAGACGCTGCTGGCGTTGCAGAAAGTGTTGCGCTGGCATGTGCGGGTCATCCTGTGGAGGCTCTTGAACAAAACGCGCCACAACATCGACGAGCTGGTCGAGGATACCGTGACGCACATTTTGGCGAACTTGGAAGCCTTTAAAGGCGAAAGCAACTTCTCAACCTGGGCCTTTCGAATCGCGCATAATCAGGGCGTTTCATATCTGCGCAAAGCGCACGCTACGTGCAGCATAGATGACTTGGAACTTGCGTTCCCTGATACAGAGCAAGCGCTGAACGCCCAAATCACCTGTGACCAAATCGAAGCGCTCTTGACGGAGCGCGAAGCTAAGTTATTTCATTGGTTGCGCGAAGGACTTTCGGCCAAAGACATGGGAGACCAGCTAGGCGTGGGGCGCAAGCATATTGAGCGCTCTTTAGTCAAGCTGAAGGCCAAAATAAGGAGGCTTTGTGGTGAGGTTAGTGAACAAGTTTGAAGTCGGCTGTGACCCGGAGTTTGCGGTCTTGGATAAAACGGGCAACTTGGTCGATGTCCAGAACCTAGGTCACGAAGGCGTCGTCGGTTACGACCATGGCGGGGACTGCGCGGAGCTACGGCCCGCGCAAGCTCGGGGCTTGTGGACTTTAATAAAGCGTCTTCAAGTGCTTATTGCGCCGCCTTATCCAAGCTTGAAACCCTTTTACCAGCAGCGCTGGCGCGCAGGCGCTTATTATCGTAGCACGGACGGCGAAACCGTAGCGCTAGGCGGGCATGTACACTTTAACATCCACCGTAGCCTATTTCCGCCCCTGGCGCTTAGCGCACTGGACCGCGTCACGAATGTCCTTGAGCGCTGCGATATTCTGCCGCGCGGCGAGTGCGTAGTGCGCCGGACGCAAACCCTATACGGCAAATGGGCACAGATTCGCCATGACACGCCCGATCAGCACGTTGAGTATCGGACTATGGCTAGTTGGTTGTTTAGCCCTTGGATCAGCTTTCTGTGCTTGACGCTGGCGAAACTCGCTGTGGTCGATCCGCCGGGTGTGACCTTTAATAATGATTCGGGTCCGCGCGAGATCATCGAGTTCCTGGAGCGGTTTCGTGGCAAGGACCAAAACGTCGATCGACTGCTCGCGAAGCTTGAGCGTGATAGGACCTGGCTGGTTGTGAAACCAGACGATGATATAAAGGAGGCATGGGCTAAGCCCTTGGGACGATAGGTGACGATGATAACTACATGCGGAGACGTTTGTTTTGCGACAGGGTGGTATCAAAAGGGCCAACCGGATTACAATTTAGGTATGCTTAAAAGCGGAACCCCGGAGTGGTTCGAGGCGTTGGATAAAAAGATAACCCGTCCGTTGTGTTTTGGGGTGATGGCGCCTGCGAATACAGCGTATACGAACTGCCTTCAACCAAAAGACATCGAACCCTTCGGCTGGGAGTCCTTCGCGTGGAAAGAGTCCACGCATACGGACAAAACCTATGTCCAGTTTGTGGTGCGCAGGCTAGATAGGCCGGATATCCCGAAGGGCAAGCTAACTGCGCGGGATGGATTACCAGGCCTGGGCTGCTCGGCGTTTCTACTTGATATCCCCAAGCCAAGGGGCAACATAACCCTACCTGAAGGACTCACGCGTAATGTAGGCACAGCGGTTGACAATAGCGCAATCCTCACGCTAGTGCGTGCCGCGCGCCCTATGGCCAAGGCGACGCTTGCGAAGCTGCGCGAAGCCGGGTTCAAGTTGATCGCGCGCTTAAACAACAACTCTTACTTCGTTCGAGGTTACTGGGGAATGGGCTCTGTCGCGGAATGCAAATACTAGGAGACTAAAATGAACAGCAGTCGGTTTAATAAGAAGCTGTGCGTGATTGGTTATTTTGAGTGCGAAAGCGCTGCTCAAATCAAGGACTTCGCCGAGCGCCAACAGTATCCATATGTCGCGGCTACTACGGCGAGTTGGCAAGGTGACGAAGAGAAGGCTTTGCTAAAAGCCGGGTTCACCCCGATAACCTGGGGAGACCGCTGTAACGGAAACGGCTACTGCCAACTATGGCTCTTTGAAAACAAGAACCCGAAGCCCGAAGTCCCTAAGCATCCTTGGGAAATCGGCGGCATTAACGTCACGCGTGACACTCACTGTTGTGGCATTCGCCTCGTGCGTGGTACGCACGTGTTCCGCCACGTTGGAACCCACGCACGCATACCCCGTCGCTTTGTCCCTGGTCGGGGCGGCTGGTCTGTTTTGGGCAAGCGCGGAATGCATCCTTGACTAGGGGCCTTATAGCTCAACGGTAGAGCGCCACAGGGTTAATGTGGAGGTAAACGGTAGGTTCGACTCCTCACCAAGGCCCCGAGGTACCAAAATCCCCGCAGTTGCGTCTAATCTATATGAAAGGCAAACGTGAAAATACCTCAGTTAAAACAACACACTCCAGTTTACATTTCTTGGGTGGACTCAGTCACCGAGTCCGGTTGGCAATATGGTTCGCAGCGCGAGAAGAAGAGCCCGCCGAATATTCATAGCGTCGGCTATGTCATTGCCACCAAACGAGATAGTATTACGATTGCGCACTCTTTTGACCGGGATAGCGCGCTGGGCTTAGTGACGATCCCTGCGGGCGCCGTGGTTAAGTTGAAGAAAATAAAGCTTGTTAATCGATAACTCGCGCGCAAATGCCTTCCGTAAGTGCCCTGATTTCTATAAAGAGCGCTACGTCAACAAGCTAGAACGTAATTGGGGTAACTCCGCAAACTCGCCATTCGGCTTCGGCAAGCGCATCCACGAACTACTCGAAGAGCACTTTAAGGCCCTAGGAGGCCTGGCCTACGAACCATATCCCCCCGCAGAGGAACCAACGGAGTCTGAATGTCAGGCGATGTTTGCCGCTTATTGTGCTCATTATCCCGTGGAGCCTTTTGTTCCTGTGGCTGTGGAGCAAGTATTTCAGGTAGCGATTCCGGGAACCGCGCACATCTACACCGGCAAATTCGATGCAATCGTGAGGTACCTTGAAGCGCCATATACTAACCAACTCGCTATCCTTGAGCACAAGTCAGAGAAGCGAAGCGGGGTTAGCAATTTGCCTGAGGCGTGGGCGGCTCGAAGTCAAGTGTCCTTGTATATGTGGGCAGCCGAGCAGCTATACAACGAAAGACCTGCACATATCGTGCTCGACGTGCTTCGAAGACAAAGTGAGAAAGGACAAGAACCTTGTTCTTTCTACCGCGATACGCTTGAGCGCACAGCGCAACAATCGGAAACGGCCATCGCGGATTTGGTTTATGTTGCTGACCAGATTTCTGAACTTACTGACACAGGCGGTCACTGGCCCCAGAACACCGATCAGTGCATGGTCGGACGATGGGCCTGTGACTACTACTCAAAACACATAATCGGTGACACGCCCGAGATGGTCCAGATTTCTTATCGCCCCGCCGAGGAGTACTTAAGTACACTATGACCCAATTCAAGGTTCAGCTCGAAGTAACTGAAACCCGCAGCCTCATCGTAGACGCCGAGGACAGCGACCAAGCCGAAGACATTGCCGTTCAGATCGTCGAAAACGACCCGGTCGAAGGCGAGCGCGAAGACCTGGATATACACTATGTCGTTGCGACGCCGGACGATGTCGAGTAAGCATGGATTACCTGTTCCCGTTTATCTTTGTAGTCCTCGTTTGTACCTTCGCAGTACTTTGTATGCCTGACGACCGCTAAGGAGCCTCATTGAGTTTACAGCCCCGAAACACCAAGGAACTAATCTCTCCGGAGAAGCTGAAGTTAAAGTTGTTACTGGTTGCCTTGCCCGGCACGGGGAAGACATCCTTCATTGGAACTGTGCCGAATGTCGGCGTCGCAGCCTGTGAGACCGGCCATGGTAAGGGCTTGCTTAGCGTCGCGCAGGGAGGGTTAGCTTTCGTTGAGCCTGAGAACTTTAAGGAACTTGAGAGCTTTTGTTCAGGTGACGTGTTTAAAGACGCTACTGCGCTGGCAGTAGATTCTCTCAGCGCGATGTCCAAGACCTTTATCAAGGACTACGCACTAAGCTTCCCGAGAAAGAGCGGTCAGACCTTAAAGCGCGCAGCAGGAGTACCGGAGCAAGACGACTATGGGGTCATGGGAGAAGTTACACGAAGATTGCTTGCGAAGTTACTGGCAGTTGATAAGCACATCATCGTTACATGTACGCTTAAACTGCCTCAAGATGCTAATCCGGAAGAAGGCCGTGAAGCACTGCCGGGTATGCCGGATTTGCCAGGTCAACTTGCACTTGGCGCTGCTGCTATGTTTGACACCGTCCTTGTCATGCGAACTCGGCCTGTCTTGCGGGACCCCAAAGATGCGAAGAGCCGCTTTAATCAACGTTATTTCATGACGCAACAGACCGACAAATGGATCGCGAAGTCGCGCATGACCGCCGATGAGAAGCCGATTCTGGCTGATGAGGAAGTGTTTGACTTGGCCACGGGTCAAGGTTCGTTTAGTTACTTGTTGGATAAAATTCTAAAAGGTTACGCAGTTAAACAATGAACTGGCTGCCCCGCTTCTCCACGGGGCTTGCTGTAGGTGCTGGACAGAGGGCTACAAATCCGGGCAACGCCCGCCGACTGCGACCCGGTGGCACAACCTCTAATCTGGCTTAAAGCGTGTACTAACCCCACCGCCTACAGCTGACTTCTTATGCTCCTAAAACTAATACTCGCACTACTCGCACCGCTCTATTGCCAGGCGAACCTCGTCTATCATATGCAGACCGCTTGGGCGCTATCGCTCGATGGCCTAAGCGAAGCCGAAGCCGGGTTCGTCGTTAATGGCGATGAGCCTCAACCCGTCGTCTTGGGCGACATCGGTAAGGTTACTTTGTCGATTATCCCCGGTACGACCACCGCTATCTTCCACACGCACCCGCATCAAGATTGGGAACCTTCGACTAACGACATGGCTATCGCCAATAAATACGGCCTAGACATGTATGTTATGACGGCGCGCGGGTTAACGAAGTATGACCCGGATTTACACACGGTTGTAATCGTGCGGCCAGGGCTCGAATGGTTGATGTTCTGTTCGCAGACTAAAGTTACTTTAAACTAGGAGGGTTGTTTGGCAAAAGCAAAATCGAAAGCGCTGACTGAGGGCGATGTGGTCGCGCTTATATTGTTTGTGTTGTTAGTCATTGCTGGAATAGGCTGCCTTGGCTACGTGGTCTACAGCGCGATTTACGACGCAGGTGTCGAATCCGGGTCAACCAAGACCTCCAAGGAAGACCTCGCACACTATACCAAGATGCTTAACGACAAAGACGACTATTGGCGCGATGCTTACAACAAACTCGCCGCGCAAAAAGGCGTGACACCTTACACCAGAGGTTGGGCTTATACAACAAACTGTTTTACTACAGGAGGAACCAATTAACCTAAGAAAAATCACCCCGTTGTTCATTTTGCTCTTCGCGCCGATGGTCTACGCGCAAGAGCTAAAGCCTGAAGTAGCGCTCAAGATCACCCAAACGAAGTTGCAAATCGCACAACTCCAAAAAGCCGAAGCGCAGCTAATCAACCAATACAGCGCTTATCAAGCGCAAGAGACACAGCTTAACTCAACACTGTTGACCGAGACGCAGAGCGCTCTAAAGGATAGCGACCTGGACCCGACTAAGTTCACGTTGAACCCAGATACGCTAGCGGTAATCAAAAACCCCGAACCTGCCAAGCCCGCAGCTGACGCGACGACCCCCACGAAGTAAGGTACCAATTTCACTTCCCTTGCGTCTAATCTATATGAAAGAACAATCCAAGGAGGATTTAATTTGAGTTGGAACGATATTAAGCTCTCGGATGTCAAGCCGGAAGCTTTTCCTGAAATACCAATTGGCACTTACGTAATGACCCTCTTGCCTGGTGCGACCACGCGCCAGAACAAATTTGGCACAGAGGAACTGGTTGTCTCAGCCGCGATAGCGGAGGGCGACCAAGCGGGCAGGCGCATTTTCCTTCAGTACCCCGACCCGGATTCAGTAAACTCCAAAACGGGCAAGAAAGCAACCTGGAGCGCGCCGGCGCTCAAGAAGCTTGAAATTGCCCTGGGCGTCGAGCAAGGTGACTCTGAAACGCCTACGGACTTCCTTAACCGCGTGGCCAGCAACGGCCATAGTAAGTTTCAAATTGATATCGCGCCAGCGAACAAGATCAGGGCTGGCGAGAGTGAACCGCGCACAGAACCCAAGCTCTTCACTGTGCAGCCAGCTGCGTAACTAACTGGGGCACTTAGCCCCGCCGGGAAGTAGACCCAAGCAATCGCTAAAGCTACTAGGGGCGCTTCGCCAAACGTTGCGCCCCGATTTTCTTCTGGAGGCACTAGAATGATTGTCAAGCGCAAAGACGGCTACCACGTCGTAGCCGAACACAAAGATAAATCTGGACACCCCAAGAATCTCGGTGGCCCGTACAAAAGCCGTGACGCAGCTAAAAGACGGCTGGCCCAGGTGGAAGCGTTTAAGCACATGAAGCAAAAGTAATGTCCCGATGCTGTTATTTTAGTTTATATACAGGCTGTTCGATGTTGTTTAGTACGTGTTCTGGTGAATGAATGGACCGCTTAGACAGAGCGTTAGCGATTACGCTGTTACAAGATGCGCGTATGCATTTGCAGGGGAAGTCTCGATACGCTGATCTATCAGTCCCGCCAGCTGATGTCGAGGATGCGGATGCGACATTGTTAAAGGCTTTGCGAGAGATTGCCGAACGCCCGATATGCCACCACTTTGACCGTGGTTGGAACACAACGGACCCTTTGCATTGTAGAACCTGTCGTTCTTGGGATGTGGTCTCTTGTCGCGTCCCTGATTGTCCACATTGCTTAATCTACCGAATACTGTATCGTAGGAAACATTGTCACATACCGGCTGTATCCAACTCGCCACAACCTGTATCTGCTGTGGCGGACAACTCTCAGTAGGCGAATGGTGTAATGCGTTGGTGTACTGTGAACACTGCCGCATAGAGATCGAGAAGATTGAAGGTAAGCGAGAACGAAAAGTGCTCGGGCTGTCCGATGGCCCAGAAATTCCCGGAGAATAGCTTTGTCGAACCTAAGCAAGGAACCGGACTACACCTCGTCGTTGCCGAAGCCCCCGGAGAACAAGAAGCGCTCGAAGGTGAACCTCTTGTTGGCGGATCGGGCCGAAGATTCGACGCACTCTGCCGAGCCGCAGGTCTCCGCCGAGACCAACTCACCTTGGCCAACACCCTTCAGTGTCGACCCCCAAACAACAGCTACCCTACAGATGCTAGTAGCCGAGCTTATTGCTCACGGAGCGAGGCCGATGCAACAGTGGCCCATTGCTACAAACATCATTTACTTCCCGTCCTCCGATTCCGCCCCTGGCAGCGAGTTACAATACTCGGAGACAAGGCTCTTCGAGTACTCACCCATGACCAATACGCCGGTATTATGGACCAGCGAGGGTACGTTGTCCCCATTGCCGACCTCGGCGGAGCCAAGATCGGTATGCCAACGCTGCATCCGAGCTATATCGCTCGTGACCAAATCATGGCTAAGGCGGTTGTCAGCGATCTGGGTAAAGGACTAACGCTTGCGCCTGAGTATTATAACACGCACCCAAGCATAGAGGATGTTCGTGCTTTTACCTCCGAAACATTTGCGTTCGACATTGAGAACGACCCGAAGACGCTGCAAATTAGCGTGGTGGGTTTGTGTTCTGAACGCTTCCGGGCCATGTGCGTACCATTTGGCGGTGCTTACAGGGCCGAGCTTA